CCTACTGTATGCTCTCCTCCTCAACAATAGTAACCAGCTAAGGGTTAGATACCAAATTTAATTGGGGCGTTTCGGGAGTGAGGGCATACAGCACGTGGGCGTTATGGGCACGGGATCGAATTTACTAGGAATAACGACTATGTAATTAGTGTCATCAATAAACTCTGTTTATAAAAAACCCCTACAAATGTGTTGGGGAAAAAATTCAAAACAGAATTTATCTCTACATATTACAGATCCTTTCTCGTCTATGGTTAAGTCTAGGGTTTCACTGTCGGAAGGATGCTAATTGGTGGACCAACACTGAATGCAAAGTTGAAATCCTCACCGATTGCTCGGGTAAGAGTTATCTTCTTAAATTCAGCGGCAGGCACGAATGTTCTTAGCATTGTTCCGTGGTTGTAGGGGCTCGTAGTGAAGTTACCGATGGTTAAACCAGCGGAAGTCTCAATAGAGGGGAGTCCGAGATCCGTGAGGATAGCAGGCCACAGTTGGTAAAAGGGGACCTGTAACTCAACGAACGGTTCGACACCTTTGAATTGGTAGTTCTGGGGCACCGTATTAATAATTTCAATAGGCGGGTTTCCGTCGATGAAAATATTCTCGGGGGGGATTAGGGTGGGGTTGGTGATGGCATAGTTGATAGGTGTAAAAGTATCAACTTCTCCAGTAAGTACAGCTACCCTCATGGATCCTGACCAGAATCTATACAAGTATGAAACATACGAGAACAGATCTGGATTGAAATTCACGACGGAAGCATCAACCACTGGAGTGGCGATGTTCAAGCCATCAGCTTGGAAGTGTGTTGTACCGAATACTCGGGTGAGATGTTCATCACCTGTACTCGTGGTCATTTGGAGAGGTATTTCAACATACCTCTTCAACACTTGTCGAAGAGAAGTGACAACTTCTCCAATTCCCAACGAATTTGCTTCAAAGCCAGGTTTAGGCGAGGAAATAACCTCACCAGACTGGGCATTATCAGGTTGGGCGCTTAGTGGTGCGCCATTCATTGGTCGAAGCCCATCTTTGAGAATGGGATACGCAAATTGGAAGTCTTTGCCACCTGCTACTTCAGCAAGCAATTCGACATGAGGAGCGGATTGTCCACCATTTCGGAGGGGATTCAGAACGCGCACAAAAAGTGCGGTGGGAGTCAAGGCGTATTTGTCTGTGTTTTGATTAAGAGTTAATCTCTTCCACGGAGCGTTCCATTTGTATGGTACTTCGATTTCAAATTCATTTGTCTCTCGAATATCAATGATCTGGGAATATACTTTCTCGCGAACGTAATCTCCCACACCAGTGTATCCGGGAACCAAATCAACACGAAGCCGACCAGTATGGAACGGTGACTTTACGATCTTGAATCTGTATCTGAGTGATCCTCTCCAAAAAGCAAACATTCCCGACAAGTAACTCAACATTGTGTTGTAATGATATTGAATATTGTATGAACCAACCGGCCAAACCACTGCATTTCGAGTACAGTAATCAGGCACATTTGGCACATTGAATATAATATCATCTGACGCGTCAGTTGTGGACCACGGAAATCTACCTACAAAGGTAAACTTCTGAACTAGATGTGATAGTGACATCTCATCTTCGCTCGTGTGGGACACGTACGATGGTATCTCAACTTGATTTCGGGCATCCATAGCCATAACTTTCGCCTTAACGTCTCCGTTAAAGTTCGTGAAATGCTTGGCATACCCAAGTTCAACTTTTGTCGGGAAGTCGGGATCTTGGGGTTTCGACCATCCAAAAATAGATGCAACTCCAGCAACAGCGTCGGATACAGCAGATATTGGTGCTGTGATAGCAGACAGAAGGGGAATATCTCCTAATTGTCTTGCTACCGATCCAACGAATCGTGAAATTGTCTCCACATTTCCTGGTCTTTTCTTTTCTTCTCCTCCTATCTGGGCGTTGTCTTCTTCTCCAGATTGGGCGTTGTCGGCAGGATTTCCTGGTGCCAATGGCATACCTGTTGGAAGTTGTAGGTCGATATTCTCAGCCCACATCCAAACAGATACGTCAGCTGTTGAAGCTGCATCTCCTGTAAGGGTAGAATACACCACAACAACTGCGGATCCAGAACCTCCTAGTCCTCTTACCAGATCAAAATGAGTTAACAAGTTATTGTATGGAATGGTAATTTCCATAGATGTTTCATTCATTAGATCGAGTTCGACGTGGGGATATCCAGTGATTCCTCCAAAGTGAGCGATTGATGATGGATTGAGTGTATTCTGAGAATACATTGGATCAAAATACATCAGAAGTCTGCCAGCCTGGAACGGCATGGCGTTGACTTGTACTCTCACCTTGAAGTCACACTTCAGATATCTGAATCCCGAGAGTTTCTCTCGAATCATAGCGTTGTTCAGCCAATTTCGAGGAAGTCTCACGTTAGCCAACTCAGTCAAAGGAACTTGCGTAGTATTCCACAAACCTGTTTGAAACAGAATGGGTCTTTGCAAGAACGATTTAACAGAATTAACCAACGAATCATCAGCATCAAGATGGGATGGCGCAAGAGCAGTTGGGGCGATCGGGTCAGTAGCGACAACACCGTCTTCAATAAAAGATACAATCTCCTGTTGATGAATGACGGCTTGTCCTTCAGATGGTCCTAATGAGGACGGCATATTATCGGTGGTCGCAAGCTTGGTACTTCAGAGAGAGGCTAGCTTAGGCATTCTCTCTTGCACGCTAGATCAATATCCTTTGGGATTTGGGTGAGCAAACATTGATCAATAGGAGTAAATACTCCTCTCACCAGTTCATTAGATGGACTACCTCAGCAGGGTTTGCTGCTGATCTCCTTTTAGCGGTTAGAGACCAGCCCAGATCACGAGGTTTTGGGTTTGGCTATTTTATCATCTCCTTAAGGTGGCCACCCTGTTGTTAACATCATGCCATAACAACTTGGCGATTGCACATCTAGCATACGTACTTGTAGTATTCAGTTTCCTGATACTCTTCGTACAATCCTAGAGGTACGGGGATTAGCTTCTGTGCTTTTTTGAAGGCGGGCATATGCTGGTCGAAAACTGTCTCGTCATGATGACTCAATTCATAGACAGCCTCTTGCAGTGTATCACCAGTTATTTCATCAATGTCTTTCGTTCCGTGATTCCACATTGCCATTTCCAAGATAGTATCTATAGAAAGGGGGCAGCGGTATCTGGATTGATTTCGGTCGAATCTGAACTTTCGCTTCAAAAATTGCACTTCATCTAATGTTCGTGTTGGGATGAGGGTTCCGGTCTTGAGTTCATCTGTATAAGTCATTCCGATTGTGGTATACGCTTCTGATATCGTTTCCTGGTTAAACCAAGAAACAATTTCTTCTGATATATTCCACAAATCATCGTCTCCATAATTATTATGGGAGACGTGTCGGTCAAAATTTAACAGAGAAACTTGGTCGGGGGCGTGTTTCTTGGCGCAAACTATGTAAACATATCTTGCAGAAACACTGTGGTAGAGTGAGTTTAGGAGGGCAGTGATTGGACAGCCGCTCGGCTGTGAGTGGGACCAGATGTAAAGTTGGTTTCCACTCACATGAACGCTGTTCACAATATCAAGCCAGATCATTCGTCTAATTTGTTTCTCTTCGTCAGTTCCATCATAGAAATCTTCTATGATATCAAGGAGCGACCATAAAATGGTCGCTGACAAAGTTCCATCATAATTAGTGAAATCTCCAGCAATGATGTGCTTTCCTTTCGATTTCATCCGGTTGGCAAGAACAGTCCACTCGTGAGAGTAGACATTGATTCCAACGCAGGATTCATTCACAATTCGGTTCTTCATCATATGAGACGCAAAGCCGAAAAAGTATTGGCGAAACAGTATCAAAAATGCCATTTCTCCAGCAGCAAAGAGGCGAGTCTTTCCCGCTTCTACTTTTTCGATAGTTCTTCTTTCGTCTTTCAATGTGTCAATCCAAACTGTATCGCTTCTCTCTCCTGATTTCAAACGATCCAACATTTCGCTAACTTTTTGCAGCACAAGTGGGTGGTCGGTTCGGTAAGTTCCATCTCCATTATCTAGATAATTTCGTTTTCCTTTACCAGACTTTAACCATCCATGGAAGCTAGGTAGGCCTCCAGGTGATGTGTTGCGTTTAATAGGCAAATATGTCGGTTCATTTTCAATTCCTTGGATTGCTTCTTCGATGGTGAGAACACGTTGATCTGAGGGGTCAATGTGCTGCATCACTACTTGAGAGTAGTGATGCACAGATCTCCGTAGGATTTCATCATCAACTTCGACACTTTCGGTCAGTGCTTTTTTACGAGCATTCACGAAAGGATCGATCATTGTTCCGTCAGGTGTAGTGAAACGGGACAATTTAGCGGGGCGGGTCAGTGGTTCAGCAATTACTCTGTATAACGGACTTGGGTGGATATTAGTTTTCAGGGGTTGGTAGATTGGTTCTACTTCTCCCATTGGAAGGTAATTACCTTCAAACTTTTTCTCCACAGTCGGTACACAGGGAATATTGCATTGACCGTTTGATTCAGACTCGGGGTATTTGAGACGATGACACTCTCTCAATTCTTGCAAAAAGTTTGAGTGTATCGCCACAGCAACTCCAGTGTAGACTCCTACTCCGGCAGCCATATGAATGCCAACTATCTTCCGTTCAAAGTTCTTGTCGAGTGCAACTAGTACACTTCCACAATCTCCTTTTACGGTTTCAATGTTGTATTCATATGCCTCTCGGATATAGGATATATCTCCATGGACTCTGAGTTCAAACGGCATGTCAACTGCTTTACACAGGTTGCCATACTTCGTTGTTTTCGCATCTCGGTGGGATACGAGGGATACTTTCGCTAGGGACTTGTGATGTTGGAAGTCTTCCTTGGTCATAAAGTATCTAGTAATGTCAGACATCACGCGAACGTGACGGGGGAATTCTAACATGACCAAATCTTTATCGTGGTGGGGACTACTCTCAGGAACATCAGTGAGCAAAACATTCGAACACGTGCACGTAAAGGATTCATTAGAATTAAAAATTCTAATTTCTTCTCTCAATGCACGAGCGATGTGTCGGTTGGTTATGGCCAATCTTCCTTTCAGGAAGAGGACAAAACCAAGGGACACATCGGTTTCAGTATTAGCTATAGAATAGATATTATTATACAGCTTATTCTGAATCTCCAAAGCGTTCTGATCACTTGTTGCTTCCACGTTACTCTTCTTCGCTCCTCTATTCTTGGCATTGAAAGATTCAATGTTTTCGGATTCAACGTTGTTCTGTTGGGCAGCGCGGTCTCTTGAGTCTTTAGATTCATTGTTGGGTTTCTTCTCAGGATTACGGATTTTTCTAGGAGTGGTAGATGTTAACCACTTCCAGATAGCCGTCATACCGATGGAAACTCCAACAATTGCGACAGCGCGGATGGTCGTGAACACCAACTCGGTCTTTATCCATGAAGCCCATAAAGATGCTTTACTGTAAAAGTTAGTAACATATTCATGGGATTTAGTCATGAACGAATAGATCGAGTTAATGTATTTCGGTCCGTCGTAGTGTTCGGGGCAGACTTCGATTCCTAATTTCTCCAAAGTTTCACCTTTGAGGAAAAAGTCCATCACCTGGTTAAACACCATCAGAGAAGTCTCTGGTAGTGTCTTAAACAGATGACAGACTTCTATTGCTCTCGCTCCTGAATAAGTAGTGTGAATATTCATTGCAGTAGCATAAGCAACGGTGAAGGAATCGATGAGTTTTTCGGGGATGATCACGCAAGTTTGAGTTAACAACTTTGCGTAATTAGTCGGTGTGGTTCGAATAGGAAGTTCATTGAATTGCTTCAGGAAGCCCTTATCGAAATAATCGGGATTTAATGTAATTAAAGCCGATAAATCGACATGAGTTTTTCCTGTCACTTTTTCAATGAAGGTTGGTTTGAAGGTGTTATCGTGAGGCAACAATTCATTCAAGCTAATCTGTCCGGGATAGTCATGGACAGATTCGAAGTGGCGGTGACCTCTATTATTACGATAGGGATCACTTCCACCTCCTCCACTTCCAAAAGCGTAATCACACCAACTAGACGTCTTCGCGAGCATTTCTGCTTTTGAAGACGCGTAGATGGTGGTCTCAGCTTTCTTCTGCTTCTCTTGAATCTTCTTCAATTTCGTTCGGTCTTCAGCACTTCGTGTTTTCAACTCCTCGATGTGTCTTTGAATTTGTCGAGGCTCTTCAGTCATTTCTTGCATCATTTGAGCGTTGTTATTGCTCAATGCTTCAAGACGCTTCGTCAATGCTTCAACTTCTTCAATCTGCTTCTCGAGAGCAGTAGCTTCTTTCCTCAGAGTCACAATTTCATGTTTCTCAAGGGCTGTAGCTTCTACTCTTGCTTTACATTCTTCTTCAAAGATTCGTTGCTTATCCAAGTGACTATCTAAAAGATCATCACTTAGTTTTGAGGTGGACGGTCGGGGGTCACATGTATCTTCTCCTGTTTGGGGATCTTCATACGTGTCTTCGAATCGGTCTTCTTCTTCGACTTTCTGAGGGTTGTGAGCACACCAGTCGTTGTTTTCACAACCACCAGCACATTCACGCTTCTGAGCATACTTGGTAACGTAGTTCTTAAACATGTCATCAGTAGCTCTCAGTCTTCGGGTTCCTTGCACTTGGGATCGGGATACAAGTTCAACACACTCTTTAGCCATCTCGTCAAAGGTCATTCCTGACCTAATAACGATAGGGTTGTGAGATTTGTTGCTTCCATCTTCTTTATCGAAGAGCCATACCTTGCTATAAATAGCAGGGTCTCTCTTCGCAGCGATTTCAACTTTCTCAACATCAAGAGTCGTTACTCTCTTGTTATCGATCAGTACTTGTTTTGCAAATTCGGGGGCGGGGTATTGTCGATACTTCAACGCGATTCTTCTTGCAACAGCTTCTGGGTTTGTCAACGAATCCCATTTGTGATTGGATTGATTGGAAGTCAGGATTACCCACTTAGCTTGGAAAAAGGTATTACCCTTTTCAGCCAAGTTAGGCATATCCAACTTCCAAACAGCACCATTCGACATGCGAATGATTTCCAATGGTTCAGGATTGGGATTATTGACACTGTCATATCTGCTTCCGTAATCGTCTATTACAACTCCCTGGACTTGGGGAATATATCCATCGAAACGTTCTTGCGAACTATCTCGATAATATATCAACCGATGGAAATCTTCAACATTACAAAAACCCTGAGATGCCAGTAAACTGGCATTCAGCATTGATGTCATTTCAGATTTTCCAACACCAGTCTCACCGTAGAATTGAAGGATTTGGGCAGGCACGCGGGGAGCGTGCATTCCTCCTCCTCCAACAGCTACGAGAGATCTGATTCGTCCTAAGAACATGTAATGGGATTTGAATCGGGTCGTTTGTATCGGTGGAATTTTGAGTTTTTCTATCTCTTTCAAGATCTCGTCTCCTTGAGCCATCAAAGAATCAATATGATTCTTCAATGTCAAATTGGATGCGATATCTCTCTCGAGATCGGTGTTGTTCAACTTCTCAACTTCTTCACAGAACACTTCATACTTCTTCCATTCATTCATCTGGGCGGGGGCATAGCCAAACCAATTAACTCGGAAATAATCAAGTATATCATTAATGCTTTGGGAAAAGAATTCCTTAAGCAAAGTAATTGAAGCCATACAGGCTCCAACTCTTGATAATCGATTAAACAAGTCATTAGTTGTCTTTCCTCCTGGAAGTTTTCCAAGACCAATTGCAGCAAGAACCACACAGAGAGAGGCGATTAAACCTCCAACAAGTGTAGTATCTTTCCCGCTTTGGACATTGTCAGCTTCAAGTGGAACGTATCCACCAACCAAAGTCACCAGCTCATTCACCATAGCCACTTCTTGGAAGAAGTGTCTCTGATTCCAGATAAAAGATGTCAAGGCAGTTACAATCACACTTCTCTTCCACTCAGCTAAATAGCAGAGTGCAAGGAAAAGAATGAAATCAACAAGAATACCTTTCCATCCAATATCTCGAACAGTGGCAAAAGCGCGGGCAATTGGGTCGAGGATAAGACCAAATCGGTGTTCAACTTCAAACGGTCGAGTGGCAATATTCCTCATACTATCAGCAGCACCACGCACCTCATCTACAGCAGATCTGATTAGGGGAGTCAGACTGTTAAGATCAGGTATGTCATGAGTGATATTCGTCGGAATTGTTGGGAATGTGATGTTTGTGAGGGCAGCGGTCAGGGCTTCTAATCCAGGGACAGTCAGGGTCGCACCAATTTGAGCATTATCTGTAGAATACAGATTCTGTTCAACAAGGATTGTGATTAATTTGGACCAGTCTTCTTCGGTCCACTTCTCTTGATGATCCATCTTCTCAAACATATCTTCGATAAATCGTTGTTTACGTTCTTGATAGATTTCAGCATCAGTTTGTCTTTCAGGCTTTGATTGGGCGTTATCTTCTAATCCAACACATCGACAATGGTTACGAACTACGTGAAATTCACAGGCAGTGTGGGTTACAAACCAACACGGCAAGTTCTTTTCAAAGCAAGCTATACAAACTGCTCGTTTCTTCTTATACGAAATAAGAACAAAACAGTTGTGTTTACTCGTTGTGTTTCGTTGGGCATTGTCGGATTTGTGTTGTCTTTGGCTTTTCCGATCCAGAGTTTGATTTCTAGATTGGATCTTCGCTTCTCGTTCTTCATGTTTGGTAACATGCTTCAGACTTGAATCATTCCACCAGAGTTTGGTTTCTGAAAAATTGGATCCGTGGGATTGGATCAACCTCTCAGCTTCCATCTTCCTTTGGCGGCGCAAAAATCGTTGATAACTTGCTTTTTCCAAACATTTTAAGTGTTTGGCAAAAGAGTCGTCGGTTTGATTAAGGCGCAGTGTAGAGAGTTCAGTTCCGGTAATTTGGTTAATGTTAGCAGTATTACGACATTGTGTTTGGTTAATAGACTTTGACATTTTGGTTTTGGGTTGCAGACTCAGCCTTCTGCACGCTATATCGATTGGATGCAAGCACCGGGGATTATAGTCATTTAGAATATTTTTCTCAACTGTAAAACTAGGCTCGATGTTAGATTGAAATAAAATAGCTAAAAACTTCTAAAGAAAGATCATATGTGATATCTGCACTTGTGAAATAATTAAATTTCTAACAGATTCTTATACACATACAAAGTCAATAGGAATTAATAGTTTCTTAAATCTCGTTCTGAAATCACACGCATTAACAGGCTCCTGCTAAAAAGGTGTTAATACTCGACTTAGAGTTCGGAATGGTACCAGGGCATGGGGCAAGGGTCGGACCTTACCAAGTAACACTTTCTCAAAGGCGTCATGACTATCTACTAGCTCTACAGGGAATGGATGAGAGAAAACGTCTTCTAAACTTTAGTAAAATGGGGAGATGATCCTATAAGCACTTTTAGCGGAATCATCTCTCCATAATCTGAAAGAAATGGATTTGAGAATGGTTAAAGGTTAAAATGAAAAGAGACCTAAAGGGATAGACAAATCAGTGCAAAGTAGCCAATTAAGGGATAGCTCCTGATTGTCAAAGTAGCCAATAGGTGTCTAGTCATCATCCTACATCAAAGGCAAAGTAGCCAAGCAAAAGCAAGGGATAGCTAACAATGATGTAGGGAAGTGATATCGTAATCTTATGAAACCCAAAGTAGCCAATTAGTATCAGTGCAAAGTAGCCAGTTAAGGGATAGCTCCTGATAAAAAAAAGGGATAGGCGAATCATAAGAAAAGAGTTGTCACTCGCAGCATGGAGTCTGCTAGCGGTATATTTAGCCACGCAC